ATTGAAATAGCACATTATCGACGTAATGCGACTTACTGTCTGTCTTGGTTTCCATGATATTCCGCTTATTATTGTTTTTGTTTTCGGACTATGATAAGTATACGGATTTTTGCTCAATTTGCAACAAAATTCAAACTTTTTGATGCAAGGCATTGACAGATTTTAAAAAAGACATCATACTGCGTATCCCACCGCCGCAAAACAGAATAATATTAATAAGAACATATATTATATTACTAATGTATTAATAGTTAATATCTAATACACATCTAATGGATACCCCGAAGGGGTTGGGCGAAGCCCATCACAATATAATATTAATGTATTAGTGAATTAGGTGGTGGACAGTCTTCAGGTTTTAATATTCCAATTTGTTTATGATATTCCATTAACATGTTCGGTATTGGTTCAGTAATCGCAATAGCCCGGTTTTCCATAACAACAATATAATCATCGCTAGTCATTGGAATCCATGGGGTCATGTACATATGATCACCATCCAGCTGAACTAATTCAACCGGCTTATACAACACCATTTGACCATCAGCATTGTCAATATTTGTTACCATTCGCGATAACAATGTGCATCCATGATCAAGAATAATCACCTTATCGGTGAATGTTAGGTGTGGTTCCGGCTGAATGGCATCCAAATCTTCATTGGTTGGTTCGGTCATAAGTTCACCACCTGTATTGTATAATCAAATTTTGCTTTCTCGTACAACTTCAAACGATCTTTGAAATGTTTCATCGTGGTATTAACTTTGCCACTATGACGAAAATCAGTTGCACAATCGTATAACGTGGCATTATCTGAACTACCACCTTTACGCAAAATCCGACCAATTGACTGAAGAATTTTAATCTTCGATTTGAACGGATGCGCAAATATTACACTTGAAAGGTTCTTAATATTTATACCGGTTGAAAAGGTGCCATATGATGCAACAATGATCACATCATTATGTTCTTCTGCATAGGCGCGCACCGCTTCACGATCTTCGACCGGGGTGTCACCATCAACATAGAAAACCTTTTTTCGACCCTTCGATAATGCGTCGATCAGTTCAAATAATGGTTTACCGTGGCGGTCTGTGAAATTGAATAACACCAGCGTGTTACCCTTTTGCACCATTGCCAATTTTGCATAAAATACATTTTTACGGTCGTCGGTGATTATATGGTCAATCTCATCAACATATTTGAGTTGAATTGCTTCCTTTTTCTCAGGTTTCGAATGATCGAACACAATAGCCTTGATACTGAGCTGAGAAACAAGCCCACGATCCATTAACGTCTTGGTAGTGATAGTTTCATACACCCGCCCGAAAAGTCCCGTGAGCGTCAATTTATGGGTCTGTGTGTCCTCTATGGTTCCGGTCAATCCGACCCGGTATTCAGCATTAACACATTTTTCCATCAATTTGGTGATACTTGATGCGGATGCAAGGTGTGCTTCGTCGACAAACACGGCATCGAAATTTTTAAACCATGCCTTTGGATTCTTGTACACTGATTGCCATGTGGTAACCGTGACCGGCATGGTGTTCAATTTTTCTTTACCGGAATAGATCATGTGACACATTTTGTCGGTGTCGAAATCATTGTTGGCACTGTATTCAGCAAAATCACCCACCATTTGCTCAACGAGTGAAGTTGTAGGTACCACAAGCAAGATACGTCGATTTTGACGCGCTGGATCTTCCAGCAAGGCACGTAGGGCGGTGTAGATGATGAATGACTTACCTGAACTTGTCGGACTCAACACAAGGCGTTTACGGTGCTTGAGGATCATTTCAACTGCACGAATCTGATAATCATGTGGTTCGAACGGTAAATTGAATGTATCGGTGATTTCATTGACACCACACCACCACGCGGGATCGTTGGCACCCTTCAATTCAAATTCGGGATCAACTTCAATGGTGTATTCATTTTCCATGGCAAATCGAATGACTTCATGGATTAATCCAGAATGCATTAAATGAGTTTGCATGTTCAATAGGCGGATTTTACCATCCCATAAACCCATTTTGAATTTAGGCATGTGGCGGTAATCTTTGGCAAAAAAAGAGAAATAGTCCCACATATCACGCAACAACCCATTATCGCAATGGATGCACATGAAGGACTCATTTTCTTTATCGATGGTAATATCAGGCATAATCTAAATACTTGCGTCAAGAGTGATACAAGTATTTAGTCATGTTATGAAATGGGGTTTTAGTGGTTCCGGTGTGGTGGCAACGAGAACATCCACCAATATTTCATATCCTCATATTCAGATACAACGATTGCCATACGTTGACCAATCAATGAATCGGGGCGCGGGTTGTATTTATACATTCGCAATAGATCACCGTACTCTAATTTCATTCCAGTAAGGTTAGCCATGCGTTGCCAAAAGTTAAGTTGCTCCATGTCGAAATTTCGTCCACTCAATTGCATTTTTAATATTGGTGTGTCGGAATTGGATTGTTTTTACAGCTTCACCCAATCGATTCACCAACGCTTCTTTTTGCCATAATTGTCGCTGCAAAACCTGAATATCATCATCCGCATCAATGTACAACGGTAATTCGGATTTTGCTAGTATTAGGTTAAATGGACGCGTTTCATATACTTTGGGTGATGCTTTATTCTGGTAATATTCCCACTTAGCTTTTTTCAATTTAGCCATGCGCTGATTTAAAATATTCAGCTTGTATATCTCATCGGTTGAGAATTTCATCCACTTGGAATGTAGTGTCGGTGTGCTGAGTGATGCGGCAACAAGTGAATCCTCATCGACCTCTAAATCATCCGCCAGCATCGCCTCAAGTTCAGCTAATTTCATAGTTACACCATCATTGTTATTATACGTTTAATGGTAACATACCCCATACAGGTTGAACACGATCACTGAACTTGAAATAATGATAATTTAATGATATTGAACAGGTGACCGGTAATGTATCTGAATCATCCGAGTTCATCGACAATTCAGTCAATAGGGTTGGGTATGCACCAACAAAATCTATGGTGCGGGATACCTTGTTGTTACCATCTAAAAAGTGTAGAGAACAATCTGATACCATATCAGATACCGTATCGGCGGTGGCTATACGCTCAAACCAATAATACACCTGTTCATAATTGATCAACTCCTGATCGACAATAAAATTGACAATTAAGTTTTCATAGGTGGCTTTTTGTCCGGGTATTGGAATGTCACGGCGCATACCCGGCATTACGGATGTTTCGAGTGACATTGATGGTAATATGCACGATTGTGCCCAGAAGGTGATATCAGGTAATTGCTTGATTGCCAATTTAAACTTGACATTTTCTAAATGATTAAATGTTTGTGAATTCGACATTGTGTTTCCTATAGGCAATAAAAAAGGCACCCATTGGGTGCCTTCTTATTTAGCTAGTTTCTAGCTTACCATTACAGTAAGTTAGTAACCTTAACCTTACGGTAGTAGCTGTTTCCACCATTCGTCATGTCAGTGAATGGGTTTGAAACCATTCCATAACGAGTCTTGAACCCGATGATTGGCTGCATAGAATCAGCATCAGTCGCACGGTGCAATTGTAGTGGAGTGTACGGGCAATAGAAGAACCCGGCGTCATATTGGTTAGAACCTTTGTAACCAACGACATAGAAGTCACCAGTTGCGTAAGGATCGATGAACACCTTGAACTTACCTTTGAATGTTCCCGCGAAAGTTGTACCAGTCACGTCAACGTCAAGGTTAGAACCAGCATTAAGAGCCGGTGCGTAGTCAAGAACGCCAGCTAGTGACAATGCACTTGCAACGTCAGCTGAACAGATCAAGAAGTTACCTTTACCACGACGAGTTGCAACAGCAATTGCGTTTGCATCACGCTCGATTTGGAAGATAAGTCCCTTGAATTTCTCAACAGACCAACGACCATCAGCATCCGCATCAAGGTCAAAAGTACCCGGAGTTGTTGCAGTTGGCGCACCCAATGGAGCGATACGGTAAACTGTACGAACCACTTCACGGTTAATTTCGTTGATGATTTCACCGGTTAAGATGTTCGCCAATTCGTTTTCAGCGTCAAGACCGTGAATCGCTTTCAAATCTTGTGCAAGTTCTACAGAGTAGTTTGCCTTCAATTGACGTGATTTCGCTTCAACACTGGTTTTTTCGATGGTCATCGCCATCTGGTTCCAAGTATCGCCTTCAGCGACAGTTGTTGCCATTCCGGTACCAGCTTCATACGCTGGGTTAAACGGGTCGTCTTGTGCGTGCGTACCAGCACCACTGAATGAAGTATCAGCTTCATTGTGCAATGCTTCTGCACCGGCTGGGTTGGTGTAACGAGCGCGCATTGCGAACACTAGACCAGTTGGACCAGACATAGCTTGAACACCACAAACGTCAAACGCGATCAACTTAGGTGCCATACGGCGCGCAAGTTTAATCAAGATTGGGTCCCAATTATCCATTCCACCAGCAACGTTAGTTGGGGTTGCTTCCATTAACGCTTTTTGTTGGTTTTCAAGCAACTGTGCAGTTACTTTCTTACGGTGAGTTTCTACGATAGGGGCTTCGGTTTCTTCTTGAAGAACGTCATCCCACTTTTCGCAAAGTTGAGTTAAATTTGGTTGCATCCTGATTTTCTCCTAATCGTGTAATGCTTTTTATTATTTATACAAAGGGGTTTTGGTCGTTTGTTGCCCTACGATTAACCGTAGGGATTCAATAGGCGATTTTCACGCGCTACAATTGGATCAGCATTTTCGTTCAATGATGTAACCGGAGTTTTAACAACGATTGTTTTATCATCACCAGACTTGAAGTAACTTTCACGAAGTGTTCCCACTTTAGCCGCGAAGACTTCAGCATCACCAAATTCAACCCCTTCGATAAGCGAGTCAAACTTTTCTTTCTGGGTGTCGGTCAATCCGATAGATGCTTCGGCAACAACTTTCGCCTTAGCAAAACCTTCAATCACGGAACCCTGCTCAATCACTGTAGCGGTCGATTCGTTAACCTTACCTTCCAGTTCAGTGATCTTGCTTTCGTAGGATGCAACAAGGTTTTCTTTACCTTCCGGTACAGTTACATTGTGTTCCACGAATACCTGCTTCATACCACTGAAGAATGATTGAGCCATTTCTAGCTGTAATCCATTTTCAACGGCAAGCTTATTTTCTTCCATCCACTCGGTAACAACGTAATCAAGATATTTGTTAACAGTGGTTTCAAGTTCAGCGGAATGCGATTCAACAAGTTCTTCAACTTTCGCGTCAAATGATTCTTGGATGCTTTTTTCTTTGTCTGCTACAAGTGAACTAAGCGCAGCTTCAAGAACAGTTTCCATCTTTGTTTTTTGATCGTCGGTAACACCTTCAACGCCTTCGAAAAGTGCGGTAACGTGTTCAGACAAATTCAACTTTTCGTCAGCCATTTGGCATAAACTCCTAGTAAATTTTCGGTTATGTTACGATTATTTATACATGTGGTAATTAGTCGGTTTTAAAGCCGTTTCGCGTTGTCAAGCATTTTGCCGATATTCGACATAATATTTGCTTCTGCATATACAGCACCACCTTTTCGAGTATCGTCGTCAATCATGGATTGTAATTTTTCCAAGTCCTGTTCAACTAAAACACCGTCGACAATTATCCACTCACGACCTTCCATAATACCGTTAACAAATGCACTGGGGGCACTTGGATCACCGACAATATCAATGGCTGTTAGGCGGAAATCGCCTTGTACTACACGGGCACCATGTGATTCTTTTATTGAACCTAGACCACGTGATGAAACACCCAATTGACAGCCTTCACGAACGATCGCTTTAGCTATGTTGCCCATTGGGGTATCCATTAGTTTTGCCTTACCCATAACGTCCGTGCCTTCCTTTTGCAACGACACAATATTGTGTGATACGCGGTCAAGGTTAACGCTTGGTCCAGCTGGGTGATCTAATTCACCATAGGCGCGGTTACGGGCAACAAATGTTGAGTTATATGACCCAACCTGTGATTCCATTACCGTACCGGGGTAGATACGCCCATTTCGATTTTTTACATCCGATTGCATAAAGACGCCTTCAATGAAGTAATCTTTTACACCTTCGGTTGATTTTGTGATGATAGTTTTAGAATTATCACAAACTTCTGACATAAATATCATGTTATGTTTCCTTATGTGCCGTGATCTTGTTCATTGCAAAGTAACTCACCACACATTAAATTGATTTCGCTTTAGCGGTAACATCATGTTGATTTTTTGATGTACGAACCAATTTTGCAATTTTTCCAATCTTGGTTGATAAATCATCACGCCCAATTTCTTGTAGATAACCGGATACTTTGCTCATCGCATCGTAGACTTCCTGTTCATTGCGCTGCATACCCTCATCCAATTGAGGGGTCGAGTCGTTTACTAATTGTGAAAATGTTTTCATTACAGTCCCATACCATGACGTTTCTTAATTGCTCGGTTGCGTAAACGTGCTGTACGCTTTTGAAATCCACTACCTTTGGCTTTCTTGGTTCGAACAGATCGACGAATAGCCTTGCGCTTATTAACCAGCTCACCGCCGGAAATTTTCACACACTTAGTACCGTCGAATTTGAAACCTTTCTTGCACTGCATTTTAATACGGCGCTTGCCTTTGGCATTGATTTTGATAATGCGTTTAATTTCTTCAAGCGATTCGTCACTTTTGGTGTTGTAGGTATATACCAAAAGTTCGTAAACAACTCGCGAATCATCCACATCATGTTCGTCGATTTCATATTCATAATCTTCCTGTTCATCACCGCCATCACTGACCACTGAAATTTTTGCATCAGCAAAATCCGAGTCAATACTATGTACCAAAATTTCATAGTCGACACCCAATGGAAGGTTATCAATGATACGATCAAGTTGAACTTTGGTGGGCACGGTGGTTGAGACATAATCATCTTCAACCACTACAGGTGCGGAACCATTAAACGACTTGATCACACCAAGAATATCCATTTCCAATACGGAAGCTTCAATGATGGTACCGGTGTGGTATTCGTTAAAACTTTGCATGGGTATATCCCTTACTTATCGTCCGAATCTTTGTCGTCATCTTTTTCATCGGAATCCTTGTCACCTTTTTTGGCGAAAGGGTTTTCCTTTTTCTTATCAGACTTTTTATCGTCGTCACCTGAATCAGAATCTTTCTTGTCGTGATCTTCATCCTTGGCACCGTCATCATCATCCGACTTACCAAACGCTTCTTTCACGCCACCGGGTGCAGTTGCTTTCTTTTTACCGGTTTTCTTTTCATCAGTTTGTTGATGACCGGTATCAGTTCCACCACTTGCAGTTGGAGCGGTTGCAGTCTTATCACCTGATTTCTTTTCATCAGTTTGGATATGACCCATGTTCTCACCGAATACGGACGCACCAAGGGCTTCACGTTGATCGGAAATGTTTGAACGCATACGCTCTGCTAATCCAGTTTGAATTGCTGTTTTAAAATCTTCAGCTTGACCATTTTTGGCAAGGTCGACCAATTTAACTTCGGTGTCCATTAGGTACCCCTTTAAGGTTTGGGTTTATCTTTATTTAGTTCTTTCTTATCGTCGTCCTTTTCTTCGGGATTATCGACGATGTGAACGGGTTGTGATGCGGGTGCTGGTGGTTCTTCGGGTTCTTCATCACCTTCCCCAAAATCTTCTTGCCACTTAGGATCTTTGTCTTCAGCGGCAATCTTCTTATCCTCTTCTTTTATTTCATCCTCAGTTTGCTTCAATACATCACGGCGCACGGATTCGTGGCTATAATATTTACCAATGATTTCGGCTTGCTGAAGTAACTGAAGGGTTTCGAG